CAGGGCGTGTTTGTGAAGCACCTTGAGTCCGCCGGTTGGCCCCCCGCTGGGCGCCTGGCCAATGCCGATGCCTTCGATTGCATGGTGGCGGATCGCCTCAAGGAGAGCGGGCGCAAAGTGGCCTACCTGATGGTCGATGCCCTGCGTTACGAGTTGGGCGTGACCCTCGAAAAACTGCTGGCGGAAGACGGGCCGGTTGAGCTGCAAGCAGCCTACGCGCAGTTGCCGACCATCACCCCGGTGGGCATGGCGAGCTTGCTGCCGGGTGCTCGCACGGGGCTGACTCTTTCACTGGAGAACGAATTGCTCGTGCCCAAACTCGACGGCACGCCAGTAAGCAATGTTCCGCAGCGCATGAATGTGCTAGCCAAGCGGTATGGGGATCGCTTCGCTGAAATGCCGCTCAACGATTTTGTGCGCGGCAAACCGAAGATCGCAGAGACCGTCGATCTGCTGGTACTGCGCTCCACGGAAATCGACAGCCAACTGGAAAGCAACCCCGAGACGACACTGGGTCTGATACCCGGCACGTTGAAGCTGATTCGCGTCGCGCTGCACAAGCTGCGCGGCATGGGCTTCAAGGAGGCGGTCATCGTGACCGACCACGGCTTCTTCCTGAACGCGCAAGCAGAAGCTGGGGATGTGTGTGTGAAGCCACAGGGCACGTGGTCGGTGAACGCGCATGACCGCATGTTGCTAGGCACCGGCTCGGCTGACGGGCACAGCCTTGTGTTCGGCGCTGAGAAGGTCGGCATCCGGGGTGACTTCGCTCAGGTGGCCATGCCTCGCAGCATGGCTCCATACCGCTCGGGCTACCTCTATTTCCATGGCGGCGCATCCCTGGCAGAGACCGTTGTACCAGTGCTGGTGGCACGCCTGGATACCGCCGTCCGCGCGGAATTGCGCGAGGTGGTGGTGGAGCTGAACTACAGGAATGGCGCTAAAAGAATCACCACGCGATTGCCGGTCATCGAAGTGATACTGGTGGCCGACGATATGTTTTCGCAAGACATGAGTGTGGAGATCTTGTTGGAAGCGCAAGACAGTAAGGGTAATGTGGTGGGTGAAGCCCGCCCAGGCGGCGATGTGAACCCCGCGACGAAAACCGTGACCCTGATGCCCGGCCAGCGCAAGCAGATTGCGCTGCGAATGGATGACGAGTTCAGAGGCAAGTTCAAGGTTGTGGCGCTGAACCCCACTACCATGGCGGCCTACAGCAGTCTGGCGCTTGAAACCGACTATACGGAATAGCCCCATGGACGAACTCGATCAAAAGCTCAACGCCGTTTTCGAGGGAAAAGTTCTACGCAAGGATCTGGTTCATCGAATCAAAAAGGGCACAAATGTGCCAACGTTCGTTCTCGAGTTCCTTCTGGCGAAGTTCTGCGCCAGTAACGACGAGGCCGAAATTGCTGCCGGTATGGAAGCCGTCTTGCAAACCCTGCAAGAAAACTATGTACGGCCGGATGAGGCCAATGCGGCGCAGTCGAGGGTAGCGACAAAAGGAAAACATCGGTTCATCGACAAGGTGCACGTGCGCTATGTCGAAAAGGAAAAGCGGCACTGGGCATCGCTGGAAAACTTCAACTCGCAACGCATCGCCATCGGCGAGAAGTTCTACCGGGACAACGATCGCTTGTTGGAAGGCGGTATTTGGGCTGAAGTCACCCTAGCGCACAATGACATCGATGAGGACGACTACGCGTTCTCCATCGAGGATCTGCGGCCGATCCAGCTGACGCGTTTTGACTTCGACCGCTACGCAGAGGGGCGCGGGGCGTTTACGCGCGATGAGTGGATCGCTGTGGTTCTGCGCTCCGTCGGTTTGGAACCCAGCAAGCTCTCGAAGCGCGTGCAGATGCACTTCATCGCCAGGTTGGCTGCGCTGGTTGAGCCCAACTACAACTACATCGAGCTGGGGCCACGCGGCACCGGCAAGTCCTATTTCTTCAGTGAGTTCTCGCCCTACGCCACTTTGATCTCGGGCGGACAGGCGACCAAGGCTACCCTGTTCTACAACAACGCACGTCGCAAGGTGGGGTTGGTTGGATTTTGGGACACGGTCGCCTTTGACGAGGTTGGCGGGATCAAAGTGCGCGATCCAGACACCATCCAGATCATGAAGGACTTCATGGCCAACGGGCGCTTTTCGCGCGGGGCCGAAGTCATCGCCGATGCCAGCCTGAGTTTTGTCGGCAACATCGATGTGTCGGTGCAGCAGGTGGTCAATTCGAACGAGCACGACCTGTTTCAGCCCCTGCCGCCAGAGCTCGACCTGGCCGTTATGGACCGCTTCGCCGCGTACATACCAGGTTGGGAAATGCCGAAGAACAGCAGTGAATTCCTGACCAGCAACTACGGTTTCATCACCGATTACCTGGCCGAGGCCTTCCACTACCAGTTCAAGCACACGAACCGGTATGAGGAAGTGAGCAAGCGCATCCGGCTCGGCAAATCGATCGAGGGGCGTGACGAGAAAGGCATCAAAAAGACCGTCTGCGCGTTTTTGAAGGTGCTGCACCCCAACGGGCCCCCGACGGATGAGGAGTTCGAGGAATACGTGGCCTATGCCACCGAGTGCCGCCGCCGCGTCAAGGAGCAGATGAATAAGCGCAAACCGGATGACGAGTTTGCCCGGATCAATCTGTCTTACTTCAAGGCCAGCGGTGAGGAGGTGGTGGTCTTCTGCCCTGAGTCCAAGGATGCATCGGCAACACAGGAGCCGGCTCGTCGTCGCTTGAATCAGGCGGATTGGCAGCCGACTGAGGCAGTCGAAGTGCAACCCACTGCACAAGCGGCACCTGCTGCACAGGAGACTCCAGCAGTCCGGACGCCGGTATCACCGGCCCCAGCTTCGACTTCGGTTGGACCGTTACCGATCGAGCTCAAGGAACAGCACTTCACCATACACTACGGCGATACCGGTTACAGCTATGAGTCGATCCTCGGTCCTTATCTTCAGGGCGCGAAGTCTGTCGTGATCGAAGATCCGTACATTCGCCTGCCACACCAGATTCAGAATTTCGTGCGCTTCTGCGAAACGGTGCTGAAGGCTGGAACCGTGAAGAAGATCAGCCTGATCACCGGCTACGACGACAAGACTCAGTTGGCCGACATCGCCGAGAAGCTCGATGAGTTGAAGCAGAGCCTGCTGGAATTGGATGTCGAGCTGGAAGTGAAGTTGAACCCGAACATGCACGACCGAGAGATTCGTATCGACAACGGCTGGGTGATCAAGATTGGCCGGGGGCTGGACTTCTTCCAAAAGCCTGGAGGTTGGTTTGAGGTGGGCGCGAACGATCTGAGCTTGCGGAAGTGCCTTGAAACGAAGGTGGATATCTTCCGCGCGTAAATCGGCCGGTCAGAGAAGCAGAGCAACCTCTGCCTCCCGCCGAGTCACCAGCCCGGGCAGCACCTTTCCGCCCCCATAGACCCACCGGCGCAGCTCCTGGCCCGCAGCAATCCAATCCTGCTGATTGACGCGCCGCCGCAGTGTCGAGGTCTGCAAACGCCCGCCGCCGAGGTTGAAGGTGAAGTCCACGATGGCCGCCAGCCGTCCTTCGGGCTCGGTGGCCAGCACGGGGCAGTAGCGCAACGTTGCGTTGAGCGCTGTCATGAGGTCGACGGCCAGGTAGCCCTCAGCTTCGGCCTCCGTGATCGGTGGGTGCTTCGGATCGCAGAGGTGGCCATAGCCGATGGTCCAGTAGCCGGCCGGGCAGACGTAGGGATGCGCGCGACCGGGATCGTTCTTCGGCACGCGGTGGAAGCCCTCGAACCGCTTGGCCAGATCGATGGCCGCTTTTGGTACCGCGATCACGGCCGCACCCGGTCGAACACGCGGCCGAGGAACCAGAAGTTCAGCACCCCGGCCCACAGCGCTTGATCGGCCTCGGTCCAGGCGTGCAGGATGGCCGTTCCCTAGCCAGCACCTGCAGTCACGGCTGCTGCGAATGCTGCCGTCTTGGCGGCGCAGTACATCGCCATGAACCAGTAGGTGATGATGGGGCGAACGCTGCTGGAGAGGGCATCGGCCCAGCGCACTCGGGACCGCTGGCCCTGCGCGGCGACCGCCTCGCGGAGCGTCTCGATGGCGCCGACGTTCCAAGCGGCATCAGCGCCAGCACCGATCTCTGACATCCGCTGGGCACCGCGCAGCTTCTCGAACTCCAGCGCCTTGTCCTGCATCGCCAGTTCATGGCCGCGCTCGCCTTTGCGGTCCAGCCACTTCAGGACCTCCGGCGCCATACGGAAGGCCCCGCCAAGGAAGCCACCGAGCAAGGTCTCGATCATTGCGGGCCTCCCATCAGTTTCAACTTGATGGCAGCGCCCACCAGGAGGGCCGCCAAGATGCCGGTGGTGATGACTTTGACGGCGGTCTGCCACGCGGTGCGGCGAGCATCGCGCCAGGCTTCCAGCAGATCGCGCAGTTCGCGAATGTCCTTCGCGGCACTGCCGTTCTCCAGCCCGAGATGGGCAAGGCAACGCTCGGCTCCGCGTTCAGCGGCGCGGTCCAGCAGTTCGTCGAAGTCCTCGCGGCGCAGCAAGAGCATGTTCTCCACGAGGGCGGCGGGTTGGTGTTCGTCAGTCATTGCAGTCTCCAAAAACGACAAACCCGCCTCATGGGCGGGTTCTCGGGTTGCGGGCGGGTGAAGATCAGATGGCGAGGCCTGCGCTCCAGCCGGTGGACTTGTAGGCCGAGAGCTTGGCCTCGTCCTCGATGTAGCAAAGCCAGCCGATCTTGGGTGCGTGGAATTCCCAGGCATCGGCGATGCGCACCGCGATCTGGTTGGTTTTGCCTGCCCACACGCCGGTGGCGGCGGCAGGGATGAGGTAGCGGTCGCCGTTGGTGGGGCTGGCCGGTGGCGTGGTCAGGTCGCGGTCTTTCACGGACAGGCCGACCACCGCGCCGAGGCGTTTGAGGTTGGCGTCCATGCCGCTGTCCCAGCCGCTCTCACCGAGCGTCCAGCCGTAGTTGAGTCCCAGGTTCGGGTCGGTTGATGACATGGTCTATCTCCAGAGATTCGATGCTTGGCCGATGGTTTGACGTATTCGCCGAACAGCGTCCGGGTCGCCGGTGCGATGGCTTTGCTGCGGATGCTGTCGCCAATGCCGCCCGACGATGGGCAGGTACAGCACGCCGCCGCGCTTGGCTACGAGCAGGGTCAGCAGCCAATCGGCAAAGTTGTTGAGGTCGGTGGTTTCCTCGAGCACGGCCTCGACGGCGGAGCGGCGCATCACGATCAGGCCGTGCACGTGGCTGGCGCTGTTGGCGTGCTGCCAGCGGCTGTAGGCCAGACGCCGCACCGCGATGTCCCGGCCAGACTCGTCCATCAGCGCCTCGTCGGTGTAGGCCATCACGGCCTGCGGGCAGGCATCCAGCGCGTCGGCCAGTTGTGTGAAGGCGCTGGCTTCGTACAAATCGTCGGGATCAACGAAGGACACCAGGGGCAGCGCGCCTTGCGCATAGCCAGCGGCACGTGCCTCGCCGATGCGACCGGGAATGCCGGGCAGAACGTGCAACTGGATCGGTGCGCCGTCGAGGCTGGCGATGCAGGCCTCCCGCCATTCAGCGGGTTCGTTCAGCGTGAGCAGATGAACATCGATGCGCGGCTCCATCACACACCTCCCCAATACTGTCCCCAGCGCAGGCCGTAGCCCGCGCGATCCATGACCCGCACCTGCGGCTGCCAGCTACTCAAACCATCGCGCTCGGCGCTGATCTCCACCGTGATCCGGTCACCCAGCGCACCGGCATCCAGCGCGGCCACTGCTGCCGTCCAGATGTAGGCGGTGCCAATCAGCCCCGTCTCAGTACGAACCAACAAGCCGCTGCGATTGCGGATGCGCACCGTGTAGCTCACGCCCAACTCAGGCCCGATATCGCCCTCGTCTTGCTGCACGAGATAGGCGGTCTGCTGCGTGCGGTCGCGATGCGCCCAGGTGATGGTGAGATCGCCTGCCACGACGGCCGGGTCTGCCGCCCCGTTGAGGCGGACGCGCCCCGGTGGATACGGGCGGGCCTGCCGCCCGACCAGCACCATCGGCTGCCCATTGGCGGCCAGCACTGGATCGCCCTGATCGGTCGACGTGCGAGGAATCGCCCCCACGAACACCGACTCGCCCGGGGCGCGTTCGGCACCTTCCGAGGCCAGCCATTCGCCGACGCCGATCAGCCGAGTCCCCAAGGCATGTGCTTGGGGCGTGGTGTCGAGTACGCCACGGGCGAGATCGATGGTCGCATTGGCGGCATCAAAGGCCAGGATGGCAACGGCCTCTGCAATGGCCCCATTGGCAGCCACCAGATAGGCGTAATCGCCCACGGCCAGCCTCTCCGGCTGGCTGATGGCCGTCACCGGCACACCGATGGCATCGAACTCGCTGGCAGGCAAAGCCACATCGAGCGTCAGCAGTGGTGCGTAGTCTTCGCCCACCACGGCAGTGAGGTCTCCGCCCGACGCGCCGGTAGCCAGTTGCCAGTTCAGTTGCCCGGTCCCGCCTGCGGCCGCCAGCGCGCCGAGATAGGTGTCGGTATCGGTCAGGTAGGCCAGATCCGCACGCGACAAGCGCCGGGCCAGTTCCCAATACGGCACCTCAACGGCCAGCACCAAGGCGGGTGGCAACGGTGAGAGGGTCGGCTCCTCGACGTGCGGTGGCGGGGGTGACAACACGGTGTTGCTCATCCCGAACACATCCTCCATCGCGTCGATGCGCCACTCGGCCGCGCCCAAGGTGCCGGTGTCGATGCCAGTGACGCGCACCACCATCCGCTCGATGCCCAGGCGCGGCCAGTTGAGCAGAAATACATCACCCGGCAGCGGCGTGCGTTCCAGTGTGTCGCGTGCCACGGTCAGGCTTATCCTCGCCAGTGGCGAGCCCAAAGCCCGCAGATCACGCAGCGCCAGCCTCGCGGCCAGCGGCCCGTAATTGACGCCCGGGTAGTCGCGGCGCTGATTGATCACGCCGCCTTGCAACTGGATAGCGGCAAGGTTCTCGACCGTGACGGTGGCATCACCGCCGGTCTGCCAGTCGGTGTAGACCACGGTCAGCTCGTTGGGCAGCTCGCCCCACTGGGCGCGCTCGAAGCGTTCCAGCCGCACGATTTCGTCTGGCCCCAACTGCGGCAGGCTGTCGATCCAATAGTCGTCGCGCAGCAGCTTGAGCTCAAACGTGCCTTGCTCCGGGTCGGTGTAGAGGATGCCGCCGATGTGGTCGAGGACCTGGCCGATGAAGCTCTCGATGGGCTGCTGGCGCGTCCAGATCAGATTGAGGCCGAAGCCTTCGCTCGACAGGGCCCACGCCGCGTTCCAGAAACTCCAGCCGATGCTGCTCTGCGGATAGCCCATGCCCCAGTGCGGATCGGTGAGGCACTGCACCAGGATGTGCGCCGGGTTCATGCCGACGCTGATCTCGCGGGCCTCAATCTCATCCCAAGTACGCACCTCGGCATTCCACTCCATCCACGGCGCATCAAACCAGCCTGCCGTGAAGCGCCGGACGCGCACGGCCCACGGCTTGATATAGGGATTGTTGGCCGCGAACAGGATCTTGCGCGCCACCAAGGACAGCACGCCCCGAAATGCCGGAATGGAACTGCCGAGGCGACTCATCAGGTAGTCGTTGCGGCCCTGCCCAGCATGGCCAGAAAGCACGTCGATGGTGCCGACCACGCCGCCTTCGCGCTCGTCACCGCCAAACAGGGTGGGCTTGTTGATCGAGAGGCTGGTCAGGCCATGGCCGCTCGCCAGCGGCGCACGGTCGGCATCACCCCACGCGGTACGGTCGCCCATCTGGATTTCCTGCACGGCATCGACGGGCCCCTGGCACAGCACCAGATGCAGGCCCATCCGGTAGCGGTAACCGACGGTTTGCTTCTTGCTGCTGCCGCCCATCAGCCTTGCTCCCGCTGGCTGGATTGATCGCGGGCGTGCTCGACCACACGTTGTGCCATGGCATCGCCGGTGGCCAGCAAGGTGGCAGCGTCACAGCCCTCCCGCAGGAAGGCGCGGAAATCCAGATCGTGACGCGCAAACCATGTGCGCGTGCCGTTCACGCACAGGCCGACGGCACGTACATCGTCGATGGTGACGGTCAGATCCGTGGTCATTTTTTGCCGCCCTTCTTCTTGATCGGTTCGGCTTCCAAATCGCCGTACCAGACGACGTTGGAGCCACGCAGCAGCACGGTGCCGAACACGACGGGAATCGGTCGGCCTTCTTCTGCGGTGGGGGCATCGACGTCAGACAGGGACGCCGGTTTGGGTTCGGGCGGTTTCGGGGCGAGCGCGACCGAAACCAACGCCGCCACCACGATGACGACGAGGTACCACATGGCGATTTCTCCAGGGATTCAGAACACGCCGGTCGAGAACGGGTTCTTGCTTGGGATGGCGGGAAAGCCGCCGTAGTTGTGGCTTCGGCCGCCGCTGCGCGGCTTCACGTCGGCTACGCCGACATGAGCCTTCGCCGAAACATTGCGCTTTCCGATCAGAAGATCGGTGAGCCGCTGAAGGGGTTCTTCGTCGGGATGAACGGAAATCCCCCGAAGTTGTCGAGGTTGCCGAAGCGCGAGGCGCACGTGGCCGTGCTGTGGTCGCAGCCCACTGTGAGTTGCACCTCGGTGCCGACTTCAATGGCCACCGGATAGAGCAACTCGACGCCGCCACCGTCGTCATTGACGATCATGTGGCGGGCACCTTCCGGGGTTTGCAACCAGCCACCGGCCAAGCCACCGCTGACGCTGCCGGGCACGCCGCCATCGAGATCGACGTTGCGGCCATGGTTGTAGCTCACCAAGGCGCTGGCGGTAATGGGTGATGCACCACAGGCCGCCGAATACAGCACGTGGGAACACTTGCGGCTGTAGAGACGCCGCAGCCCGATACGCTTGAGACTGACTTGCGCCGATTCGCAGCGAACGCGAGCCACATCGTCGGCGACTTCGACGCCCAGCACCCGGCCCATCCAGCGCGTGCCGGAGATCCGCCAGTAGTCGCCCCAAGTGTCGCGCCGTCCGATGCGCAGGGTGACCGAGGTGGTGTCACCGGTCAGCGCGTTGGCGAGCAGGTGGCGCACCAAATCACAGTTCGGCGGCAGTTTCAGATCCAGCGCAGCCTTCGCGGCTTCGGCACCCAGCGCCAGTTCGTTGCGCTCGATTGGCAAGCTCTTGTAGAGCTTGCCATCCAGATCGACGTCGAATTCGTGCGGCGTCAGATAGAACTGCGCGCTGTTGCTGACGAAGGCGTAGAGCTCGACTTCCATCAGCTGTTGGTTGCTCATACGGCGTACTCTCCATACGTTTCTCGGTCGTTGCCGCGAGGCTCTGGCAACTGGCGCGCGGTCAGGGTGATCTCCGCCAGATTCGGGCTGTGCCAGTACAGGTCGATGGCATCGTGGTCGAGGCGGCAGCGCGCAAGGCGAACAATCCGACTGCCTGCAGGCACGTGAGTCTCGAGGCCCGAGCGCAGCACCAGCACCCCGCCCTGATCCCGATGGCAGGTCGCCGTCAGGGCGTACTGCCGGGTGCCGTCCGGATGCACGATCAAACAGGCGGCGGGGCGATGCCAGAACGCAGAGATGTCATCGCCTGTCACGCGCAGAAAGCCATCTTCGGGATCGGCTTCGACGGTCACCCACAGGATCGGAGCCAAGCCATCGGGCAGCCAGAAGGACTCCAGACGGCCTTGGATGCGCCACAGTCGTGCCCGCCAGCGCTCGATTTCATCGAGCGAGCTGGCCAGATAGCGCCGCTGGAAGGTGGCTGTCGACCACGGATCGTCCCGGCGTACCCACGGATCAGCGAGTGAGAAATCCTGCCGGGTGATCGTGGCTTGCACGGCTGCCGTCGGATCATCACGCCAGTTGCCATCGGGCCAGACCGGGATCTCGTCCAGCCACGGGTCATCGAGGACATCCATGTCCGGCGCTTGTTCGGGCGCGACGCTCGCGGTGACGTTGCCGCCGACCATTCCGGGTACCCACTGCGTGAGCTCGGCCGGATCAATGGCCTTGCCCCATACCAGCGGCACCACGCTGCTACCGGCTCCGGCAGCACGCGCCAGGGGCTCCGCCAGCCACAGCAGATCACCGTCCACATCGCTGAGTCGGGCGATCTGCCAGCCGTCAAGAGCGATGATCAGCACCCAGCGGCCATTGCTCTCTGTCTCCTGCCAGCCCTGCACCCCGTCGTAGCTCAGATGCACATTGGCCGAGAGT